CCAACTAAATTTGCTCTTGTTAATGGCATTATTCTTTTCCTTTTAACATTTTTTGCAGTTCAGCTGTTGAACCAACAAACAATGCATTCGTTACATTCTTTGGCGCAGAACTAGGAACTTCTTTAAGTTTCTTCATCTTCTCTTGTAAATCACCAAGTTTCTCTGTTACGTCTGCAACTTGTTTAATTAAATTCCCAGCAACCTCATAGCTTCTAGGATGTTCTGATTCTCTTGCGAGGTCTAGAATACCATCAATTGCATCTTGTCCTCTTTCAATCAGATTATAAAAATTCTCTCGCTGATATTTATAGTCATTGTCTATATCCTGTTCATTGTTTTCTGTTTTAGGAACAAGAACAGGTTTTGGTGGCGTTACACTTCTAGTAGTTGTTTCCACAACATCTGTAATACCAAGAACATTATCTAGAATATCAGCTTGATTTGACATATCATATTATTATGGTTTTGTTGGCCAAGTCACATTGCCAAGCACACCATCTACTAAAGTTGGTTTTGCAGATGCCGGCAAATCACGAAGATCATCACGATAATCTGCCATATCACTTGTCAATGTTACATCAGAGAGAGCATAGAAATCTGTCTCTGCTAATTTTTCATTTCGTTGTCTACGAAGTTCGTTCATAGGTGCTGCATCGTCCATTGCTTTCATTTTGTCTGATACTTGTTTCCAAGTTACACCCCACTTGGAAGTGTCAGAAGTTTCGATTGCAGTACCATTTTCATCTGAACCAGTAACTTTTCTGAACATTTCTTTGAACTCTTCTTCAGTAGTAGGCTCGCCACGCATAACCCACTCATTAATACCAAGAGCACTTAATGCTTCTGAAGCTTTTGTTGCCATTTTATTTTCTCCTAATTAATAAAATTCTTTCTGTTATTTATAATTCTTTTTTTACGCTACTGGCGGTGCAACCCACTCAAACATAATTTGTGTATCAAAGTCTGAACCACCAGTTCCTTTAATTGTAATATTATTACTTGTTCCAACACGCAAAAGCACTGCATCATTAGCATGATTAAAATTATAATACCTTAGTCTATTTGATAGATTGTAAGTATAATCATTATTAGTATATGGTACGTTATTATAGATATCACCAGCAATAAGACTTCCACCATTTGGTGTAAACGCTAAATCTACTTGAACGTATCTAACGCCTGGTGAAGCTGTACGAAAGTAATGAACTTCACAATAAACTCGATAAACACCAAGTCTACTTGCTGTAAAAATGCCGTTGCTTTGACTTATTGCAGTGCCAACTTGTTTAAATCCGTGAGTAGTTTGGTTATTTAATTGTACCCAACCAGTTATAGTTGATGGTGTTGATGAAGTAATACTAGTATTTGAATTAAGTCCAAACTGAGTAATATTATTATTAACAGGAAAGTCTATTGTTCCAGCACTATCAATCGTCATTGCAGACGTTCCACCAGTGTGTTGAATTGTATTTACTTTTAATGTTGATGCCATTACACTACCTCCATGCAAGTTAAAAACGAACCACCACCATTATCATTAATTCTTGCAATGTTTGATCCACTAGCTCTATTTGCATATATTGTAAAAATTAGTGGAGTAGTATCTGAATATTGGTCATAGAATGTTGATGTGTGTGACCTCGTTGAAACTCTACCGCCAGTATTATTTCTATGTGACTCTCCGACAGGTGGGTTTTGTCCTCCACCATCCATTGCACTAGCAAAAGAACTTCCCCCATCAGTAGACACATAAATTGCAACACCCATGTGAACACCATCATCAACAATAGAATGATAACTAAATGTACAGTGAATATAACTACTAGAACCTAGTTTTGGTGTAATGGACACTCTATAGTTACCAGATACTTCTGCTAAAGTAGCAGATGTAAATGTACTTGCGCCAGTACGAATAGTACTTTTTTGCACTTGAAGAATTTGTCCAGAAGAAGGGAAAAAAGTTCCAGATCCCATTTTTAGGTTTTTACCAGTACCTACAGTAATATTATTTACGAATAAAGTACTCATTGTGCAATCTCCATAGCAAGAAATGTTGCTGTGTTTACAGCATTACTTTGGTCATTATATCTTGCTCTATTTCCATTTATCTCAAGTGTATAAGTTAACGCACTTGTAGAACCATGTGTTGTATCAAAGAAATTAAATCCCCACCAAAGTGTTGACCAATTTCCATCATCCGTAAATCCTTGTCCATCATTTGTAAAAATTACACTTCCGTTTCTTTTACATCTTAGTCCAGACACCTCTGGATTTCCAGCATTATAGTGCCATCCAGCAGCAGAGTTTTGAAGAAGAATAAGACTATTAGAAAATTTAGGTGTTATAACAAGACTATGACCAGTATCTAAATAAGTACTTGATGTTGCCTGTACATTTGAAGTAATAACATTCCTTGTAACTTGTATAATATGGCCAGGAATTTTTACAGTTGCGGCTGTGGTTGCACCTTGGATATTATCTACTGTTAATGTTGAACCCATGTCTCTCTCCTATACAATTGTCAAGTCACCATTAACGGTTAAGTTAACAGTTCCAGTTGTAGATACAGTCAAAGGCCCAGCGCATGATGCATTTTCACCAGCAGCAATAGTTACACTAGTGTTTAGAACTGATTCATTCACACGAAAAATATCACCTTTACCATCTGTGGCATCACCTCTGGCTCCATTTTCTCCTTGGAAGAAACCTACTCCAGCTACTGGTTTTCTAATTGGCATTTTCTTTTATCCTTATTTCTTTTTACTATTTATTCATCTTGACCAGTTGAAGGGTTATATTCTTTCGCATCTTCAAAAAAACTTGTTGTTTCATTAAATCCAAAGTTATCATCATCTGGGTCAAAGTCAGTTGCTGCAACTGAATTTGGTGTTGGAGTAACCGAATATCTTTGTTCTCTCTTAGGTGAGTTAACAGGCATATCTGCATACTGGTCAACTTGTACAGAGCGAATAACATTTGAAGACGTTACTGGGCCGTACAAGTAATACTTTGCAGTAAAAGAAAGTGTATATATAATACTCCTTCTACTTGTAAATTCACCTTCATAATCATCTTCATAATTAATACTATTTAACACAATAGGAACATCACGAATTATTTCTAATTCTGGAACTTCCCTCATCGTTACTGTATACTCTGGTTGGAAGTATGGAAGAATCTGTTCTACAATTTGAAGTGCATCGTCAGAATTCTTTGACAGTATATATAATTCAAAATTAATATTGTAAGGAACAGGCATAAAACCAGATTTAACTTGTTCTGCATCAGCTCCATCTGCAACCTTTTTAACCTTCATAACTTTATTAAGTTTTCTGGTTGAGTCATATGTCATACCAGAAATCTCAAAACCAATTCTTGGTAATGTGACTGCCACCTTTTTATTAAGGTTTGGATCTTCTGTAAGTCTAGATAACCACTTCTGTTTAGGCCCATACGCAAGAGGCACTTTCATGGTTTGAATTACATTACCACTATTATCTTTTTTCGTAAGTTGGATTTGATTAAATAGTGTACCAAATGCAACTACCACATTTCTTGTGGATTGATTATAAAAATATTGTCCAATCATAGTTTATTTCATCCCAGCATCACCGAATGGATTAGATTCAGTGAAGTCTAATATATTATCATCTGCAAGTTCAAAGTCTTCATTCTGTGAATTCTCATCAATCGTTGCAATATCGTAAGTTTCTAGTACTATATAGGACGCATCGGCACCCTCTACAGAATTTTCTACTGCAAGAGCACCATCTAGAGTTTCATCCTCAGTAATAATGAATGGCCCTGCATTGTCAAATGTAAGTGTACTTGCATCAAAACTACCAGCGCCTGGTTGGTCGTAACCGATAGAAGATGAGTCAAATATTCTACCTTCACCAGCGCCTTCAAGTCTAATACCCTGATTAAATACAGTATTCTGTTCCAATGTAATCTGGTGTTGCATTGTATCCAGAGAATTAGCTGTTTCAATACTATCAAGTACTGCAAGTCCAGTATCAATAACTTCTGAAGAATACTCAAAGGTTTTGCACTTGAGTTTGTATGTAGGTAGATTATGAACCTGATAAAAAGGATCATCGTGATCTACAAACGTAATCTCAAATAATTTGTTTCCTTTTGCCCAGTAAATTAAATCACCTTCATTTGGTCTTGATGATTCAATTAGGTTATTATCGACAGTAACAAATTGTTCCCATCTTCTTCTTGCAACTGTAAAGGTTGCATCGTCTTGAATATCTAAACCAAATTTAGACATGAGTTCTTTTTCTCCCTCATATCCATCAGTATTATCTATGTACATTTCAATAAGATATGCATCTTCAAAAGAAGAACTAATATCTTCTCCAAAAATACTATCAGTGCCAGCCAATTTACGAGGAATGTAATATACATCCTGTCCGTAAATACGCAATTGTTCTATGATTAAATCTTCATAGAGATTTTGCTCTGGTATTGTACCTGTGTCGAAATATACATTCGTAGGCATAGTTTATCCTATCATATACATTGGAGGCAGTTCATATGCGAGTTGGATTTGTTCTTCTAACTGATTTATTTCTTCTTGCGCCTGTGTATATATTTGTTCGCCGTTTAGTGCAACTCCACCTAACATTTGAATTCCTTGAAATTTAGAAAGGTTTGTACCCCATTGTTTTTTAATGAGTTGTGTTGCGTATTTCTTTAAGAATATATCATTATATACATCTGTATATGTGTCAGGGTCAAGTTTACGATAACATTCAATAATGATAAAGTCTCCATCTACGAAATCAGTTTGAAAATCTGCATCCAAATATAATCTGTTTTGATGTTGATTGTGACGTATTGCAGTTTCACCGATAAGAATATGATCTAGAAAATCTAGATGTTGCATTGTCATTTCATAATGCATCACTGAAGTAGAACTAAAATCATATAAGTCATTTAGTCTTAGTTGATATCTAATGTCAAACATATTGAGTGAAGCTTTGTCTGTCATAGGAAATACTTTTACAATAGACATAACAGAACTTGGAACAGGAATATAATTTTTCTGTTCTTTCCATACTGCTGTTGTTGATGCATCAATATCTGTTACTGTTGCAAGGGTACTATCACTTCTTGAACGATCAATATCTGCTTGTGAAATTTGATGTTTTAGATATACTCTTTCAATACCATCATAGTGATATTGAGAGAAATACTGTAATGCCTCATCTATTCTATCTTCCACCTGATCTGGATCGACATTTATTTCGATTACAGGCTTACCTAGACTTCTAAGGCAGTATTCCTTAAATGTTGTTCTTGATGTAGGTGTTGCCATTTAATTTATCCTTTTATAGTATTTATACTACCCAAGTGCAATGCCCATTGCAATTGCAAATCCTTGTGTAGAACCAGCAGCTGTTTGTGTTGAACCGTCTGCGAACTCAATACCATTTGTTCCCACAACAACTTTACCATTACCATTTGGTGCAAGTGTAATATTTCTATTAGATGTAGATACAATACTATGGGTAACTACATCCAAGTTACCCCCAAGTTGAGGCGAACTATCGTCTGATACATTCTGAATACCAGAACCAGCCAATGAACCAACAGATGCAAACGAAAGATTACCAGAACCATCTGTTTTTAGAACTTGTCCAGCATTACCATCTGCGACAGGATGTGATAATCCATCAATGATTACTTTACCAGAACCGTTTGGTGTGATTGCAATATTACCATTTGATGCAGAGACAATTGAGTTGCCGTTAACATCTAAGTCGCCTCCAAGTTGAGGAGTTGAATCAGTAGATAAGTCTGTAGATCCAATATCACTTGTAAGTGCGAGAGTTCCAGTACCGCCTGGAATTGTATGTCCGTTCAGAGTTCCAGTTAATGTAGTATTACCAGCAACTTCTAAATCCATACTATTCAATAACTGAAACTTATCACTTTTAAGTCTTGCAGTAATTGTAGTAGAACCAGCTCTAACATTTGCAAATTCGATAAGACCATCTTCTGTACCAGCAGATGCATCTTGAATCTTACCAGTTATCTTTGCATAAACATGAGAACTACCACCATCATCATCACCTTTAAATTTAATCTGTCCAAGATAGTCTGCATCAGCAGGACTTGAACTATCACGATTTAATTCAATAATCGGAGCTGCACTTGAACCAGTATCAGTAGATGTGAGTGTAAAAGTACCAGCACCAGAAATATCACCAGTACTAGTAATGTTACCATAACTTCTATTTCCACCTATGTAAGTTTGAACCCTTGCATCTGTGTAATAAAGGTTAGAACCCTCTGACAAGTCACCAGTATTTGCAGCTGCTATTCTTGCATCTGCTCTTGCATTTGTAAAGTACAG